GCGGTTACTGCATCTTTTGGTGTTAAAGGGGCGGATAAAATTATGAAAATGAGAGGTAAATAATGGATTTTCGTGATCCCGAAGACTGGAAGGCGCTAGGTTTTGTTTTCTTGTTTTTACTAGTATTAGGCTCTACAAGCCTGTTTATAGATTAACAATAGTGACTGATATATCAAAAGAAAGCTCAGGCCTTGTAGATATGATTAAACGCCATGAGGGTGTAAGGTCAAAAGTCTACATGTGTTCAGGAGGCTACGAAACTATAGGTGTCGGCAGAAACATATCAGATTCTGGTTTGGGTCTTTCAGAAAAAGAAATAGACTTTCTTCTTAGTAATGACTTGTTAAGAATAAGAGACGAGCTTCTATCTGAGTATTCTTGGTTTTGCACACTGGATAAAGTAAGGCAAGATGCTATTACGGACATTTCTTTTAATTTAGGGCAAACTGTGCTTAGAAAGTTTAAGAAAGCGTTAAAAGCAATGTCTGACAAGAATTATGAAAAAGCGGCTGACGAGTTCATGGACTCTCGTTGGAGTCAACAGGTTGGTAACAGGGCTGTAGAAGTTACAAACATGATTAGATTTGGAGAGTATCAATGAGTAAAGGTGGCGGTGGCGGAGCAATGCAGGGTGGCGGAGGTCAGCAACAAGGAGGCTTTGGTCAACAGCAGGGTGGATATGGTCAGCAACAAGGTGGATTCGGCCAACAACAGGGCGGATTTGGCAGTCAAGGCGGCTTTAATAACCAAGGCGGATTTGGCAGTCAAGGCGGATTTGGCAATCAGGGTGGCTACAATCAGCCTAGAGTTCCAGTTAATCAAGGTGGAATGTATAGCCGTATGGGAGCGCAGTCTTCTATGGGGGGAAAGGGCGGTCAGCAAGGTGGTTACGGACAGCAGGGTGGCTACAGGGGTAGTTTTATGCCTCAGCAGAATCGGTTTGGCTCTAGTCAAGGCGTAGGGTTTCAGCGAGAAGGTGGAAGCTATCAACCGGGACGCGGCTCTAACGCATATAGAGGCTCTATGGGCGGAAAAGGTGGTCAACAAGGTGGCTACGGTCAACAACAAAGGCCTAGAAGCCCTTATGGGCAAAACACAGGATTTCCCGGACAACGGCCTGCTCCTAACTACGGGCAAATAGGAAGAGGCGCTAAAGGCGGCCCAAGTCCTATGGGCGGAGGTCAACGCTATCAAGCACCGTACATGCCAACCGCAGGCAATGATCCTAGCTCTCCTTATTACAACAACACTGGTATTTCAGGAAATAGAACACTTCCAACAGCACCCCCGCCTTCTCCGACTGGTGGCTATCGTATTCCTAATATGGGCGGTGGTAGCTATAACACGGGTGTTGCAGGCGGTATGCAGAAGTATGGTGGTAGCTATAAAAACCCTTCAGGGCCAGCTATAGACCCTGCATCCTTGTACTCTGATCCTAATATGGGCGGAGGTTCTAAGGGTGGAAGACAAGGGCCACCACCTCACCTTGACCCAAATCTAGGGGCAAGGCAGAGAGAAATGCAAAGGAATAACCCAGCTCCTGCATATAATCCTAATAATGATGATCAAGTTGCTTATCGAGGGGGCAGTAAAGGGTTTTACGACAGAAATCCCGGACAAAATTACGACCTTAGTGCTATTAGCGGCATTAATAGTCTTGGAGAGCTTAGTAATTTTAACAACCAGAATATCCAAACGCAAGGGCCAGAAAGCTTTAGAATGCAAGGGACACCAGTGCAACAACGCTCCCAAGACGTAAATAGTATGGCAATTATGCCAGAAGGTATGATTCAAGGGCAATCTCAGACAAGAGATCAGAATTTAAAAGCGGCAGGGCAGGCTTCAGATATTCAGGGTGCAGAGACAGGAATGCCGGGTAGTTTTGGATATTTATCTCCAGAAGAAAAAAGTAGGAGAGAAAAAGGATACCAAGATAGAATGGCTCGTCAGCAAACGTTTATGGACGAAAACCCTTTAGTGCCTCAGATACAGAATTTAGACGCACAAGTGCTTGGCGGGCCTAACGATCCTTTATCGGAGAACTATATTGACCCAAGGATAGAGATGCGAGAGACAAAAAGACAGCAACAAGCACAATATGACGCATCAGATGAGGCCAGACAGAGAAATATGGCGAATCAAGGCCTAATGTTGGATCAAAGAATGCTTGAGCAAAATTTTCCGCAACAGAATCGTGCCTTGCAACCAAAGTATGAAAATAACATGCCAGTAATGCGCGGTATTGGTGGCATGGGCCAAGGTCGTAGACGTTAATAACGGAGAATAAAATGGCGTTAACTAAACTTCAGTTTTCTCCCGGAGTTAATAGAGAAGGCACTGACTACACTGCTGATCAGGGTTGGTATGAGTCCGATAAGATTAGATTTAGGCAAGGCAGGCCAGAAAAGATAGGTGGTTGGCAAAAGTTTAGCTCTGGTTCTTTTTTAGGTGTATGTAGGTCTTTACATCGATGGGCATCTTTATCTTTTACGAAGTACATAGGAATAGGAACTCACCTTAAGTTTTACATAGCTGAGGGAAACGGTTTTAATGATGTTACTCCTATACGCCTAACAACGTCTGCGGGTGACCCTAGATTTGGCGCAACAGATGGCTCTTCTATAATCACAGTAACAGAGGCCGATCATGGCGCTGTTGTTAATGATTTTGTAACTTTTACAAATACCGCAACTCTAGGCGGAACAATTACCGCCACAGTATTAAACCAAGAGCATGAAATAACATCCGTATCATCTTCAAGTGTTTATACTTTCACAGCAAAAGACACTTCAGGCACGACAGTTACAGCAAACTCAAGCGATACTGGTGATGGCGGTAGCGGAACAGTAGGAGCGTATCAGATCAATACTGGTCTTAACGCTTATGTTTCAAGTACAGGATTTGGCGTAAATGCTTGGGGTTCTGGAGGCTTTGGCTCCGCAAGCGACATTAGCTCAGGCAATCAGTTAAGACTTTTCAGTCAAGACAACTTTGGCGAAGACTTGGTGCTTAATGTTAGGGGTGGAGGGATATACTATCATGATACCTCTGGCGGTCTATCAAACCGAGCAGTTGATATTACCACTATATCTGGAAACTCTGAGCCTCCAAGCATTGCTCTTCAGGTTATGGTGTCAGATATTGATCAGCACATTATTGCTTTTGGATCAAACCCCATAGGCTCTACAGCTATAGACCCTTTGTTTATTCGATTCTCTGATCAACAAAACGCAATTGACTGGCTACCCACTGCTATTAACACCGCAGGAGGTGTGAGAATAAACTCAGGCTCAATTATTATTGGAGCCGTTCAAGCGCGAGAAGAGATACTTGTATTTACAGATGTGAGCCTGCATTCGATGAGATTTGTTGGGCCTCCGTTTGTATTTAACTTTACAACAATAAGCACAGACACCTCTATGATATCTCCTAATGCGGCTGTTAACGCTAGGGGTTCTGTGTTTTTTATGGATGAGGGTGGATTCTTTGTTTACAACGGATCGGTTCAGCCACTTCCATGTACGGTAAAAGATTATGTTTTCTCCAACTTAAATGTTGGGCAGGCGTTTAAAGTATTTGCCGCTGAAAACGCGGCTCACTCTGAAGTAACTTGGTACTACCCTATTGGTACAGGAAACACAGAGATAACAAACTATGTTACATATAACTACGAAGAAAACCTTTGGGCTATAGGAACGCTGACTAGGGGAGCTTGGTTTGATTCTGGTTTAGGTAACTTTCCTTTAGCCTCCTCAATTATTACAGAAACTAATGCTAACTACCTGTATGAGCATGAAAACGGTTTTGATGCCGATGGTGAAGCCTTAACTGCATTTGTTGAGTCTGGTGACCTTGAGATGGGTGACGGTAACTCATTTATGTTTATGCACAGAATCATTCCAGACTTTTCATTTAAAGGCTCTGATCCCAGTATAGCTATGACAATTAAAGGTAGAGACTATCCCCTTCAAGATGCGACTGTATTAGCCACTACAACAGTGACTCAAAGCACAGGACAGTCTGATATAAGAGCAAGATCAAGGCACCCTTTGATAAGAATAGAGAGTACAGGTGAAGGCTATGGTTGGAGACTGGGAACCCTTAGAATGGATGTAAGACAGGATGGTAGACGATAATGGCTACAGTTAAGACTCCACTTCCAGTGGCAAGAGCAGAGTATGATCAGAGCAACGAAAACATTACTCGCAAAACGCTAGAGTTTGCCTTGTCAAACGCAGATAATGAGATAGCCATTGCTAAAAGACAGAGTGATAAAACAGGGTCTTTAGCTTTGCGTAGGTTTCAATTCTTACTAATGGGTGCTTCATGAGTGACGTAATCAAGGTTCTTGGGCAATCTGATCCATCCGCTACTACAGCAACAGTTTTATATACAGTTCCCGACCTTGCTCAAACAACAGTAAGTTCTCTTGTTATATGTAACAGGTCAGGATCAGCAATAACTTTTAGAGTAAGNGTTCATGTNGAAGGCGCAAGCGCAGACGACAAGCAATTTTTATTCTATAATCAATCACTTGCGGCAAGCACTACGAAAACCGTAGTCATAGGCATCTGTTTAGGGCAGAAAGATGTTGTAAAGGTATATGTAAGTGCCGCTAACGTAAGTTTTAACCTTTTTGGCGTGGAGACTAGCTAATGAACAACCAACGAATGATGAATCGACCTATGCAAGGTGCGGCAGAGCAGATGGCAACTCACGGTCGATATGGGGACAGTATGCTTGTCCACATGAATCCAGTTGAAGTTCAAGGGTTAGCGTCTTTATCCCCAACGGGTGAATTAACAACCAACCCTATGACAGGACAGCCAGAGGCATTCTTACCGTTCTTAGCCCCTTTGTTGGGTAGTATGTTTGGAGGATCAGCGTTTACTGCTCTTGGTGGTTCTGCGTTGCTTGGCGGAACGGCTTTGGGGTCTGGACTTACCGCACTTGGCGCAAATGCCGCACTTGCTAGTGCAGTAGGCTCTGGTTTGGCTACAACCGCAGTAACTGGCGATCTTAAAGAAGGAATAATGTCTGGACTTACAGGGTTTGGCGTAGGAAAAGCTTTGGGTGCGGCAACAGATTTAGCCACAGGGGTTACGGGCGCAACGGACGCAACATTAGCGGCAGGTAATGAAGTTGCAAACCTACAAAATGTAGCAAAAGAAGCGGCATCAGCGTCAGGTACAGCCGCTAACCTTACAGCCAACCCTGCTATACAAGCCGCAGAAGCAGAGTTAGGAAAATCTCAGTTAATAGAAAACTTTGCTAGAGACAATGCTCAAAACATGAGTGGTTTTGACAAAACTAAAGCTTTATTCGGAACAGAA